AAGCCGATTGCACCTTCGACAACTTTATATGTGTTAGACTGGTTAATCTGCGCACCTGCTGTAATACCTGCGACCCATGCCGGGACCATTTCTTTTGGTACTGTTTCATTTGCAAAAATAAGGCTTTGCTCACTTGCAATAACCCCTTCATAGTTGTAAGTGCTTGCGTCCTCATAAATGCAAAGCTGCACCCCTCGGCCTTCGTCCTCTCGCTGATTTTCAATAAAAGTTTTGGCCAAAGCATTAATTGTGCTGCCATCGGTTATAATGGCCATGGTTTGCCATTTTGCAACTTCGAGCAGTTCAAAATATTTCGGATAAGCAGCAGAAGCACTGACAGTACCATCAGAGCCAGAAGTCAGGGTAACACCTGCTGCTTCTTTAAGTTGCCCGCTATCCGTTGTTACATCAATGTAATCGTTGGATTGCACCTCATCTTTGCTTTTTACCTCTTGGCTGTGGACGAGAACCCCATCCCAGAACGTCAAGAAGTTATACTTAGTAGTATCTACCTTGTTTTTATTAATTTGAACTGTAATCTTATTACCAGCCTTACCGGGGTATTTCGCAGTAACAGCGAAGCCGCTGATCGTTCCGCTCGCTTGAACGCCGCCACTGTCAAGTCGATAAAAAAGACACCTGTAACAATTAGATAAAATTAATCTTGCGACTAAACTATCTGCGGTATCTGCTGCCGTAAATCCTAGCTTTGCTCTGCTATCGCCGTTCAGCAACTCGCTGCTTTCTACGTCTATCAGGACATCAGAAGGACCCCACGAAAGCGGCAATGCTACTGTTGCTATACCTCTATCACCAACCGTCAGCAACGGCTTAGCTACCTGCCTAAAATTGATGTATGCGCCCGGTCTGACTTTATTTTGGCTTAACCATACGCCACCTGCCATATTATCACTCCTTACGTTATTTTCAGGTCAAGCTGCATTTGCAATGCTTCTGCAACTTCTTTTTTTACCCTGATGTAATATTTACCAATAAATTCTAAATTACCATCGTTTTTTTCGGCATAACTGTCTTTCTCCAGCCGCATCAGTCCACCGTCTATTGGCACTAAATCAAGCGCAGACGGAAGGTCAATCGCCATTTGGTCTAAAACGCTATTGATGTTTTTTACCGTTGCGGGTTCTGCAGCATGGCGGTATGTGATGTGTGTAAGAAAAAACAAATACCACCTGTCAGCATTATCCCTTTCAACCGATATACTTGCGTTGTTTATATAAAATGCAGGATAGACAGGCTTAGCAGCCTTTTCCTTGTACCACTTGACGCCGAATTCATCAAACAGTGTCTTGCCGATAGCGTCTTTGTATAAATCTGCCGTAATCAGCCAAATCGCCCCCTAATCAACGAAAAACCTTTTTAGCTCCCGCTTGTATTTCCTTTCTACCGTTTTAAGCCCCTTGTTAAGCGGAACTGTATTCATGTAGAATGGCTTTATTTTTTTAGTGCCGAATTCGATGTATGATGCATAGTCCTGCGGATTGCTAAAGGTAATTTTGTGTTCATGACCTTTTTGGCTGTAGGTCATTTCCCAACTATTACGAAGCGCGCCTGTATCAACAGGTGTTCTCCGCTTTGTTTTGGCAAGTATAGCCGCACCTTCTTTTTTGAGAACCTTTTCAGCTACTTCTGAACGAATTTTTGACTTGCGTTCGAAATCGCTTTGAAACCTTGCAAACTCTGAAAAATCAAACATCTTTTCGCACCTGTAGATAAAAATTACTGCGCCCTGGATATGCACTCAACATACCAACAAAACCATTGATTTCAGCGAACGCAACGCCGTTTGACTTTCTGCGCAGCTTTACATAGTCGCCGTTTTTAACGTCAACGCCAGCAGGAAAATCAACCCTGATCAACTGTGTAACTGGCATTGTACCAGCGGTTACAGTGTCCGGCCTATCATTGATCTTGTAAGAAATATGACACGGCTGCTTTTCAACTACCATTGCAGTCGCTTCTGTAACTTCCCCAGTGTTGGGGTTTTCGCTGACGGTGTCGCGCCAAACGTCCATCTCATCAGTATCAAATATTTTCATTTTTTCGCCAATGATAGAAAAATCAACAACCATGCCACACCTCGCTAAAACATTACCCTGAAAGCGTGCAAGTCGCTAAGGGCAGAGTTAAATACATTATTTGTAATTTCCGCAAACTTAAAACTTCGATCAGCTTCTTTGATCTCTGATACTTTCGACTGTTCGGAGTACACATTTACGACCATTCTTGCTATTGCCGGCTCTAGTTCGACCGGGATTGCCCTAATGTTGCAGTAGTTCTTCGCTCGCTGGCTCATTTCATCAATTAAGGCATTTAAAAAAGCGTCTTGGGTATCAGTAGTGACACCCAACAACGCTTTTACTCTCTCAAGAATGCTCATTTAACGTCCTTTGCAGCTTCGGTTTTAGAACCAGTCTTTACCGCTGCTTTTGGCTTAACGTCCTTTGCAGCTTCGGTATAGCCAGCTTGTTTTAACCGGTCCGCATCAAATTCGCTATTCACAACAATCGTGATACCGTCTTTTTTTAATTCCATAGTTACCTCCGTTATGCCTGTGCGTGCAGGTAAATACCTTTAGCTTTGTTATCGTAAACAAAAGCGTCATGATAAAGTCTGAATTGGAATTTCCATGCGTCTTTATCCTGATTTTCTTCCGGGGTAAAGATTTTAGGAAGAGCAAATTTAACGACCTGCAGCACTGCCGGTTTATGAATAATCATAAAGTTAATTGCCTTGCCTGTGGTATCTGTGGGTTTAAAACCGTTTTCGGAAGAACCATCATTAAGAGTAATGCCAGTATAGAAGCGACCAGGAACAACCCAATTAATCGGCATATCGTTATAGCCGCTCAAAATTGTGTTTACAGTTCCGTCACTACCCCACTGACGAGCTAAAGCAGAATTAAGCATCGGCTGAAGCGCAGTACTGATATTCAACACACGTTCAGTACGCGGGACTTCCGCTTCATCCATTTTTGCTACTGCATCATCAATCGCTCCAATAATTGTTTCTTTAGTCAAAGTAGCAGGACTTGCTTTTAAAATACCGCTTGCACTTGCGTATTTAGCAAAGCGATAAGCATCAAGCTCCGGCACAACATGCTCACGCTGGTAGCCACCGACAACAGCGCCAAAGGTCATTCCAAGTGTTTCCTCATCATCCATGCGGTCGACTGAAAACTCTCTGCCGCGCTCAATTGTCAGCTTCATGGTTTCCCATGCTGCTGTAACTGTTGCTTTAGGATAGCCTGTATCGCGGGAGTAGTTACCCAACCCAACAGTACCGACTTTCAACACTTTAATTTCGTTTACACCCGTAAAAGCATTGGTCATAACTCTAGCGTCAAACACGCTAGTAGCTGCGCCTTTTTTATAGATTTCGTCAAGAATAGGTAAAAATTTGTTTGCTAATGCAATGTTGTTTGCCATTGTTTAATCACTCTCCATTTTTATTTTTGTTATTCCAACCCTGCGCCCATTCTAATAGCCGCAAGTTCCGCATCACCGTTCTTATCATCTTGGTTACCAGGTGAGTGCGGTTTCATTCCGTCAGGCTTTTGCGCTGCCGAAAAAAGGTAATCATGAGACGTTTTGATTTTTTCGAGTTGTTCGCTCAAACCGCTAATATTTTCCCCGTCTACCTTTACAGCATTGCTGTCAAGCAAAGCTTTAACCAGTTTCGCATCTTTCGCGCCACTGCCTGCCAGTGCAACATCAATAGCTGCATTTTTTCGTAGTTCGGCAATATCCTGATTGTATTTTTCCTCGCTTGCCTTTACAGCAGCCTGCAGTGCCTTAACGTCAATACCTTCAAACCCTTTCAGTTGCTCCTGTAAAGCTTTGGCGGCGTCTTTCGCCGTTTGCAGTTCTTTAACATGATTTTCTTTCAAACCATCAATTTCGGCTTTTGATTTGTAGTTTTCTCTGAAATATTTGTTGAAGTCCTCCTTTTTTTCTGCCGGAATATCAAACCCCAGCTCTTTTAATTTTTCCAAAATATCCATTGTTAAACCCTCCATACTTTTTTATACAGGTCAGTACCTGTCAGATTAGCGGTTATAGTCCCGCCGGACTGAAAATAAAAACACCCTTTTGGGTGGCTTTAACTTAAATATTTTTCTGCATATTCTTTATAAGTCATATTTTCAGGCACATAAAAGTATTTCCCGTTTTTATCCTTTGCAAGCCGTTCGCCCCGATCATCAACCATCGGTACAGTTGTAGATCTACAATTAGGGTGCATAGGCGGGGCGTTTATCCCCTGTCGCTTGTCTTTCAGCGCGAAGTCTTTACCGTCTAAATCTCGGCATATTTCACTGGTCTTAAAGTCAAGTACGGCCGTATACACATACCTTTCAATGTCGTTGTCTTCCATAGCTTGAAAATTGGCATCGTTTAAAACGTGTGATACTTCTGTTCTCGCCAGCCGTAATGCGTTTTTATAGCCTGCGCCTGTGCGCTTATTTATCATGGTAGCTATCTCTTTAGGATTTCTCCCCAAAATAAGCCCGCTGGGGATATCTTTTTGCAATGCTTTCGAAACACTTTCCGCATTATCGGCGGACCGAGTTTTGAAATTACCATCCAGCCAGCGGCTATCAATTGCCCTTTTAATTGCGTCAATTTTAGGTTTGCTAATAACTCTTGTGCGTCCGCTTTCAATTGCCGAATTGTAAGCCCCGCTGTTATAACCGTCAGAATATACTTTGCTCAAAAGGTCTGCTAACGTTTCAACTTCTCGCGCAGAAGCTTGTGACAATATCAAATCAATTTCAAACATCAGTTTGTCAACGCGTGTTATTTTCGTTTTTCTAGATTGACGATAAGCGATTCTTTTGAACCAAGAGGGATAATTCTTCTTATCTGAGTCAGCATATGCCGTAGCGGCAAATTTTTGCTGTGATAGCGTTTGCGCTTTGCTTAACAAGGCGTATATGTCATCAGTACCATAGCGGCCTATATAAGCTTCAATTTCTTTTTTTATCTTCGCTGTAGCATTGACGTATATCTCTTTTAGCTTGCGCTCTGCTGGGGTTAGGCGTCTATCTCCAGCAGAAAGCAATCGCTTTGCCCAATATTCATCACTGCGCCGCATTTGGGTCACCATCTAAATTATTGTAAATATCGCCCTGCTCTGATTTATACTTATCAATTTCGGCAGCCACATCTTTAACCCAAGGCATATTTGACAATATTGTTTCGGTTGAAATCCCCTCTATAGACTGAGCTTTTAGGCACATATCAATTGCGGACTGCTCGTTGATGAGGATATCTCTGTTAAAGGTTATCTCAACGTCCCCAGATACACTATAATACTTGTCAATAAACCAACATATACCATCAATGCAGTTTCTGACTCCTTTTTCTAACCCGTTGCAGTCCAAGTCAAGCGGGGCATACATATACTGTCTGGCTTCTGCTGACGCATTAGCGCCCATAGCCTGATCAGGATCAACGCCACGGCCAAACGCGTATATATTACGGCGCAAGCGGTCTAAATAAGTGTCAGAGTTGCTAACGTCTACGCTGTCATCAATTGTGTCTGCGTCGCCGTCATCGTTAACCATTATCAAGCGGTAAGCGTTTACTGTTTGGCGCAATCTACCTAACTGGTCGCTATCTTTGCCACTACCGCCATAATTTTTTACTTTAATAATCTTGTTGCCTGCATCCTCTAGCGCGTTTCCATTGTTTGATACTCCTTTGTCGTAGGCATCAATCAAGCTTTTTATTCGGCTAATCAAAGGAGTTTCGCTATCGTTATATTTTATCGGCACAAACGGCAACCGCTCCCAATCATGCAGATTACCATCAGCGTCCTGCAGCATAGCGGCCTTTTCGCCTACCGCTATAAGATTGCTGTTATAGTTCTGCGCGATCATTTCAACGCTTGACGCCGTCTGCTGGTACTTATAAAGCTGTACGCCGTCAGCCTGCCAAAATTCCACATATGTGACGAAACGCTTCTGCGCTGCTTCGAACTCGACTTGCGTGTAAAATCTGATCAAAGCTTGCAAGTCTGTATGCTCATCATCTCCCCAAAGTGGGATTATTTGCTTTGCGTCTATAACTTTAAACTTTAACTGACCTTTTTCCGGGTAAATGTACATCCAGCCAATGCCGCATTTTATTGCACCAGTAGCACAGGCCGTTATTTGACTGCGGACCTTAGTATCAAAGACACTTTGTAAAATATCATCTTTTGTTTGGTCCAGACCCTTAACGCTAAACTCACGACCCAGCAAATATTGGATTTTTTGATCTATCAACTCTGTTGCAAACGTATGTACTATTTTGTTGTTAGCAACATTTTTAACCTCTGTCAGCAGCCCATCTTTGCCAATAGCCATACGTTTGGTATCTAAAATATCATGCTTACCAGCGTAATATCTTGCGCCAGCAAGCATATTTTTATAACGCTCACTTTCGATAAATTCTTTAATTTCGAGTTTGACTATTTGGCTATCACTTAGCGGAGCGTTGCGCTTTAGCGTGTCTATTAATGATAAATCCATACTTAACCCCCTATTAATACAAAATTGCTTTGCGCCATTGCTGTGTTAACAAAATATCTTAGCGCGTCCATTGCGTGGTCATTATCTTTTACCGGGCGATCTTCGGTGCTTTTGGTATCCCACAAATAGCTCTGAAACTCTGCTATTGTGTTTTTGCACGAAATGTGTACATAAAGCCGTTCCTGCGCGATTAAACTTGCGACGGATCTAATACCATTCAGTACATCATTTTTGGCTTTCTTAGCCGAAAACTGCCCATGCTTTTTAATCGTTGCGATCATACTAGCAGCGGATGGATCTATACCGATATAATCAATGTCATATCCGTCGGCCAACCTTACCAGCTCATTGTAATAATCATCATCCGTAAGCTGGCGATTGTTTGCTCTCCCGCTGTAGTAATACTCTTTGATAAGATAAGCGACATCTACGCCTAACTCTCTCCGCACACCAAAAAGTAGGGCAGCAAATGGATTCTGCGTGCCGTAGTCGATAAATATATAATGACGGTCACACTTTGGGGTCACTTGCTTAACGTGTCTGTTTGTGCTAAACATCGGATAAATCAACCCTTCGGCCAGCACCCACTTGCCAAGGATATATCTGTCATACCACACTGTTCCTGTGTACTCTTTTTTTAAGTTTTCGACAAACTCGCTCGGTAAAAAATCATTATCATCGATACTGTACTCTTGCAAGTATATATCTGCGTCACTGTCCATAAACTTTTTAAACCAATGCATAGGGTTGTCAGGGTTACAGGTTAGGTCACATCTGCTATACGGCTTATCTAGCCGAGATTTTAACATCTCGAAAACCTCGTTGTTATAGGTCACCACCTCATCGCAGTAAGCATATTTAATGCTGCTGCCACGCAGGCGGTCTACTTGTGTCACCTTGTCCGCTCCTAGGCAATAGACTTTTTCGCCAAATATTCGTGCCGTGTTATCTACACCGATATCGCCTACCAGCGTTGCACCGTAAATAGCCTGCAACGGCTCAATTACATTGCGCTGCAGCGTTCCCTTGGTATTGCCAAGTATTACCGTTAGCCCCTCTTTTCCCGCTACCGCTCTAATACGGATCGGTATAACCGCCAGTACATCTAAATACGTTTTGCCGGAGCGCGTTGCGCCGGATTTAATATTCCAGCGGTGGTTAGCGTTGTTAAGATACTCTTGTTGTTTTTGCGTAAATGTCATTTCGTCAGCCCCTGCGTTACTTTTGATAGTATCTCATCAAGTTTTTCCAGTGCTGACGAACTATTATCAACAGGATTGCGCTTATAAGATCCGGGCATCCTATTCGACAGCCAGAAAATTTGAGCCGTAGTATTAGCAGGGATAGGCACTTCTTCCTCTGCCGTCACCACTTCCTCGTCTTCCGCCACTCGCTTGCCGTTA